GTTTTTCACCTGTTGTGGGTGGGAACATCCAAAACCTGGCGGACCGGTTTAAGGGGAGGAAAATTTACGGGTCGGACAAGCCGTGTTGGGACTACATGTACCACGCGTACTTGTTCGACATCCTTGAAGAAGTACTTGTGAACTTGCCGGTTCAAACGGAAGAATGGACGGATGAGGCGTTCCAAGAATACCTCGAAGACATCAGAAACGCCGTGCGTGAAGTTAGTACTGAGGCGCGCTACCGTTGTAGTGATGGGAGCGTGTGGACGACCACGACCAATGGAGCCATGAAGAGTGGCTGGGTATTGACGTTCTTGGCCAATTCAATTGGTCAGTTGATCGTCGACAGCCTAGTTAAAATCAGGATGGGAATTGAGTCGGGATCAGTCCTTGAAAAGGAGTACGCGATCATGGTGGGTGGAGATGACGTTTTGCAAACGTTCCCCGAGGGGTTTGACACTCGGCGTTACCGGGAGGTGGGCGCCGAGATGGGACTAGAACTGGAAGAGTTTGTGGTGAAGAACAGCTTCGACGGCGTGGAATTTTTCTCGCACGAGTTCAAGATTCATGATGGAGTGTGGCAATACCACCCCACGCGATTCACGAAACACGTTGCGAAACTGCGTCGGACGAAGTTGGACAACTTGCCAGATGCTTTGGTCAATCACATGCGCAATCATGTTTGGAACGCGGGTCGTTTCAAATTTTTGCAAACGATGTACCAGGCGTTGAGAGTGAAGAACCCAAAGATGTTCCCACTTTCGAAGCTCCGAAACAGACAACAATTGATGTTGGCTGTGACGGGCCGTGAGGCAAGCTGTTAGGCAGCAAATAGTTGCATGTGTTCATATGTATATTAGGTAGGTGGTGGTGCAAAGAAAACAAAAGAAAACAAATACATGGCTTTTGTGTTAGTAGAGTTAATTGAGGCGCTGGTGACGGTGGCCGAGACTTCCGAAGCAATAGTGGTTAGTTCTGCTGAAGCCCTTGGAAACAGTGTCGCCTTGTCTGGTGCCGCAGCCTCCGAAATGTTAGGAGGTTCTGAAGCCGTAACCTATGCAACAGCTTTGCAAGGTGCTAATCAAATGGCAGCCGCAGATCTTGGATTTGCCGCAGCCGAGAGCACAACAGCAGTTGGTTTGGGGGCACTTGGCTTAGGAGTAGCTATTACGCGAAATATTTCAACGGTGGGTAGCGGACAAATTCCGCAGTCTAATATTGATCCAAAAACAGGTGAAAATACACCCGTGCTTTATGATCCGTCGAAACCTAGTGTTTGTGGTGGAAACTACAACCCAGGATTCTTCGACCCGAATGCAACGCAAGTGAAAAACACGTATTGGAACAATTTTTCTGAAAACAAATATCGCAGCAACCGTGCTGACAACCTTCGACAAACGTTCATTGATAAAACCATTAAAAAGTTGAAACAAATGGTTGGGCCGGTTAGCCAGCGTAAAAAGAAGAAACCGAAGAAAAAGAAAACAAAGAAAAAGCACATCCATCCTTCCGGGTAGGTTGGTTGGTGCAAAATGACGAAAAAG